CTTCAACTGATGTGGTTGCTGAAAAATTGCCACATATTTTGAGGTATAGAAGTACTGATGGACCAGAAGAGCACGTTTCTGAGCGAGCTTTTAGCTACTACGCCAATACTAATAATGGAGACTGTGGTTCGATATTGTTCCATGATAGTCATGCTTTAGCGCAAAGAGTTATTTTAGGCATACATGTAGCTGGCGGTAGATCTAACACATTAGCTAAAATAGCTTTTAGTTCAGTTGTAACCCAAGAAGAGCTCATGGAAGCTTGGGCAAATTTGACAAATACAATGCCCAAGGTCCAGTTATTCCAGATGAGCCATTTATTAAACCTAATGAAAATGGCTTCATGTTATATGACCATTATCCAGTTGTGGCTAGGGCTAAGAGAAATCTCAACCCTATGAAAACAAGCTTAATTAAAGTTGAGCCATTGTATGAATTGCTTGGACCCAGTACTAAGAAACCAGCAATGCTTAGACCATTTACTTTAGATGGAGTGAGGATAGACCCCATGCGCAACGCTATAGAGAAGTATAGTAGGCCGCAGTGTCATATAGATGCCCATTTGTCTGAAATTTGTGTAGCACACACATTTTCTACCATGATAGAAAGATCTGGAACTTGTTTAAGTAAAGGGATACTTAACTTTCAAGAATCAGTGGAAGGTATGCCGAATGAAAGATTTATAGATGCTATTCCCAGAGGCACTTCCGCGGGTTATCCGCACTGTGAGAAGAAAAATAGTTCTCTCAAAGGTAAGAAAGCCTGGTTTGGTGAGGATGGAGATTTTGATTTCACCACGCCATTAGCCATTGATCTACTTAAAGATGTAGAACAATATATAGATAAAGCAAAAAAATTAGAAAGACATCCAATTATTTTTATGGATTGTCTCAAAGATGAGTTGAGAGATAATATAAAAGTCGATGCTGGCAAAACACGACTAATATCTGCCGCTCCATTGACGCACACCATAGTTACAAGGATGTATTTCATGCGTTTTAATCAATGGTGTATGGAAAATAGAGTAGCCAATGGAATGGCCATAGGGGTCAATCCTTACAGTTCAGAGTGGACCGATATTAGAGATTCCATGCAAATGATGGGGCCTGATGTTATAGCAGGTGATTACTCTGGATACGATTCTTCAGAAATATTACTTATAGCGGAAAAAATAGTTAAATATATTAACTTCTGGTATGGTGATGGAGAAGAAAATGCTAATGTTAGAAGAATGATAATTTTG